TATCTTGATTATCTTTTAGCTTTTCAACTTTATTTATTAAACCTTTTTTCTCGTAAGTTCCTATCAAAGCTGTATGTATTTCCTTAGTCATATTATTATTAGTTTCAACAGATATTTCTAGTGCAGTTACTTTGTTGTTTAATATGTCGATATGTTCCATTATATAACCCTATTGTAATCTTTGCGTAATTGCCTAAGTAATAATCTATCAATACCCTTAAAACCTTTTCTTATACCAGGTTCAAAAAATGGTCTTGCTTTTCTTCTATGACCGCCTTTTGTTTTACCTCTGCCATCTTCATTAAAAAATCTAAACTTCATTTTATCCTCGCTACGTGGCATCATAGCAAGATTAACTAAATACCTTACTTTCCCACCTTGAATTTGTGGTCTTATCCAGTAGTTTAAATATTTAGAACCTTTAAAAGTGGATTTATTCTTGCTTATTTTCCAAGTTGATGCATGTCTAAAAACATTTTGAAGAGTGTACGTTCTTCTTGCTAATTTAGTTGGATGGACTTTACCTGTTGGCATATTAACAAAATTTCTACCAACCTGTACATTTGTTAAATCAACAGTATCGGCAAGACCTTGCATAATGTCTTTGTTTATTTTTAAACCAAGCTTTGACAATTTATCTGTCACTGCCTTTGCATTTACTGTAACACTTGGTGATTTAGCCATAATAAAAAGCCCCCTTAGTTAAAAGGAGGCTATCTCCACATTTTAAGTTTCATTATTAGGTCTTGAACCGCCTAAAATAAGACGTTGTGTCGCTGCAGCACAAGTTCCAAGTTCTGTGGCGTAACCTGCGAAGGTTGCAACCGTAGAGCCTGTAACAGTCACAGACGCACCACTCCAATACAAAGCATCACCTTGTAATATAGCACTAGTAGTCGCCTTTGGAAGTTGTAAGCTAAAGTTTTCACGAACAACAATACCTTTTGCGGTATTTGCAATATCATCAAGAGCAATCCAAGCATTATTGCCATCGGCTCCATCTGGTATTAAAACTATATCGCCAGCTGAAATCTCAGCCGTAGCCACGTATTCCATTTGGTTGACACCGTCTTTAAATTCTGTTTGTAATTTCTGCATTTTATTTATCCTTTATTGTTTAATTAATTATTATTATGCACCAGCGTTTTTATAAAGACCTCTCCAATCAAGAGCCTTAATATCATAATCCAACCATACATCATAAGTACGACCTCTTGAACTTCCAACAGTTGATTCCATTTCCCGAAGTTGTGGAGTCTGTTGACCGTTAAGAAAGAATACTTTAAGAGTTTCGACCATCATTGGATCGGCAGCAAAGAAATAAGCAGTTGCACTATTTTCATCCATTTCAGGTTCTGCAATTACTTCATAACGACCTCTAAAAACATCAGAATTTGCAGCAGTTGTAGGAGCTGTAAAAAGACCTGCTTGTAAATACTGTAATGCAACTTGTTCAAGAGCAACAGGAACCATCATATACTTTGGAGCAATAGCCAAAATATTAGAATCCGCATCAGTCTGTTTTCTCATTCCTACATTCGCAAGATTGATTGTTGTATTTGAGATTACCGCAGGAGTTCCAGCTAAATTACCATGAGTTGCTTCATGGAAAAGAGCAACACCATCGCCCATAACAGCGTTAGTATTAAGAACACCGTAAACATCTTTGTTTACTTTTCTTGCAGCGCCAGCACCCATTAAAGTAGGTATACGAGTAAAAGCATTAAGATCATCATTAACAATTGCTTGATATGAGATATCATAAGCTGCACCGTAAGATTCTGCTTTAACTTGTTCTTTAGAATCTGTAAAATTAATTTTCTGTGGATCGCCACCAGGTAAAACTTTTTGTATTTCAGTTCCACCAGCTAGTTGAGGAACATCGATTGTTTTAAAATCTGAAACTGTTCCAACACCCGCCCATTTTCTCCAAGATCCTTCATTGTACGCATAAGACTGTTGTAGTATCTTGCCTTGAGTATTAGCAAGTATATTAGAAAAATCTCCGCTATGAGCACCTAAAGCACGTTGAGCAATATCATCTTTTGTCATAAACTTAGTAGATTCAGTTCTTTCAACGCAAGCTCTAGCCATGTCTAAAACAGCTGCACGACTATATCCTACAGCATCGGCATTATCTTTGATGTCTTCAAGCTTAGAAACATTACAGCGTACATCAAATGCACTTGTCATTGTTTTTCTAAATTTGTCGGCTTCATCAACTTCTACTTTGAACCTAGCACCTAATGGATTGCTATCTTCTACCTTTGCTTTAAGAAGTGCTGAACGTACATCTTCAAGAGATTTTTCTTCTCTAATAAATGTAGGTAGTAAATCAGAACGACCCGAAAGTTCGCAAATGTCCGCAATAGCAGCAGAATCATTTCTTACTTCTGGTTTTTCTACTTCATCAGTTTTTTCGACTGTTTTTTCTACTGTCTTGACTGGTTCTGTACGAGCGTCAAGGTCAAAGTCAGGGTAAAATTCACCCATTGCGCTTCTCAAATCTTCTGAATCGCTATATTTTTCGATAGCCTGTTTACGCGCGTTAGAAGCTTCTACGCTCGCTTTCTTCAATGTTTCTATGAACTCACGAATCTTCATGCAGAAACTCCTTTATTATGGTTGTACGTTATAACTTTTAGTGCAGAATTAGCGTTTTCTAGTTCTGTTAAAAGTCGCTTGTTTGTGTTTTTCATTTCATCAATTTCTTTATTTGTCATTGGTTTATCTTCCGATCTTATCTTTGCAAATTCATCAGCTCCGATAGGTGTTAAAGATATTTCTTTTATATTTGTTTCTAAAGCTAGTTTTAATGGCCCGTTATAAGTACGACCTTCATGCGTATAGCTTTCTCCATCTTCAATAAATACACTTGTTGTTGTATATCCAATTGATACATCGGTCAAATGTTTTTCTCTTACTAACTCCAAAGCACTTTCAGAATCTGGAGTATTAGCAAAATTTAAAATTCCAATTGTCTCACTATTTTCAACTCTCATATTACGACCAGAACCAAGTTGGTCTTTTACTGAAAATCTATTATGATTATCTAACATTGGAACTTGACTAGGAAATTTCATTCCGCTAGATAGCAATATTTCAGGAATCATTCTGTAAGAATCCCAGTCAAATACAACAACAGGAGCTTCAGTAGAAAAAACCGCTTCAACAGTTCTGTCATTTTCATTATACGAATCTATCTGTACAATAGATGCCCTTGTTGTTATTTTCTCACTCGATAATCTGTCTAAACTTGTTTCTTTTATCATTAATCACTCCTCATATCACTAGCTGTTTGAACCTGTGTCTTTGTAGGGTCAAAACTAGATAGTTGAATATCGTTTTCTTGAAAATATTTTTGTTCTTCGGCTATTTGTTTCATTGCCATTTCAAAATTTAAGCCTTTTGACTCATAATAAGCTTTTAAAGTTGAACCACCACCTGAAATTTCTTTCATATCTGCAGCAACATCTTTTAATCTTTCAGAGCTTGCATGAGGTTGTGGTATCCATATTGATTTTAAATATTGATTCTTATTAGTTGCATAGCCAGGTAAATTAATTAAACCTTTCAATACAATGTCATCCATAAATTGAGCATAGATAGGTTTTAATATATCCGAAACGACTAGATGTTGTATTGGTAATAAATGTCTACGGTCATCTTGTTCACCCATTCTTAAACTAGAAAATGAACCCTGCGAATAATCTTTTGCGACTTTAGCATAAGATATATCTAAAGATGCCGAAACATATTGTATAATCTTATCTATAAAAGGTGCGAATGAATTGCCTGGTCTTTTTGGATCAACAACTTGCATATTATCGGCACCGTTCATTTTTATAATAGCACCCGGTGCAAGTTTACCTATTCTATTTCCCGAGTCATCTTCTGTAGATGTTTGTGAACCTGAAAATTTATCACCACTCGATCCAGTTTTAGAATTATAAACTACAGATAGACATGCTTGTATTTCAAGTGTATAAAGTTCCGCCTCAACGGCTCTCGATGCAGTTTCAAGCCAGTTAAGGCATGGGGCTAACCAAGGTTCACCCCTTAATTGCGAAGGTCTTATTTCTATATAAGAATGAATAATATTTTTAGCGTTGATTGTTGTATGTCCGTATCTTGAAACTTCTGAATTTGTAGGAGAAGATTTTAAGAAGTTGTATTCTATAGGTCTGCCAGTATTAGAAATTCTAATACCACCAATAATATTTTTACGTTCATCAGTGTACTGGTCATCTAGTAAATCACTATCAATTGATTCTAGTTTAAGTGGTATCATTCCTGTGTTATCAGAAAGTTTATTTATAATATACTCGCCAGTATCTAAATATTGACCGACACATTGAGTCATAAATTGGTTTAAATCTTTTTTACCTCTAATATCTACATTGTTTTTATCGCCCGACCATTCTCTCCAAAGCTTTTCAATTTCTTTATTTTTTACTTCGTCAATTTCACCTTCTGAATTAACGGCTCCCGCTTGCAATGTAAATCCTGTTCCAATGATATGCGCTTGCAATGCTTTCTTGACCGAACGTGCGATAGGGTTATTTCTGGTCTGGTCTCGAGACTTCTTTCTAAGTTCCCCGATGGCATTACCTGAAAGTAGTTCACTGTTTTGACTTCCATTAGTTACCGCCTTGTTTTTATTAAATCTTGTCTTTTTAGCTCCATCATAGCCACGACTTATCATTTCACGTCTTGACATACGAGCAAAATCTAATTGCATACTTCTGCCGGGTGCGATTATGCTTATAACATTTGAATAAATTTCACCAACGATGTCCGATACTGTTCTGTTTTTTTGATAACTATCTAAATAAGCCATTAAATATTCCAGTCCATTTCTGCAAAAATCATCATTCCAGAGTCTTCATTCTTTTGTGTAGCTGCCGTATTATTTGCTATGGTTTTTAAAGAAGCCATATCTGCAAAACTTCTATATGTTTTTTCATTTCCATTAGTTTTAAAAGAACTTGTCATTAAATCCTGATTTGTTGTTGTCAACTCAGTATTCATTTTATCTGATATTGTATCCCAGTCTATACTAGCCATTAAAACTCCTTTGATATTAAGATAGCTATAAAACTGCAAAACTACAATACGTTAGAGTTTAATTTAAACCCTTAATTAATTCATTGATTTTGTCTATATGGAAATCAATTTGCTTAATAGTATTTACATACTTGCTTAGTTTTAAAGCTATTTTCATATTAGGATGTTCGATTGCATCTAAATCTTTTTTTAAATTATCTAAGTGTCCTATTCTCATTCCATACCTTTCAATAATATTTATATATACACTCAACCCATTTATTATTAGTTTCACAAAACAATACAGGATATCCCGCTTTGTTCTTTTTTCGTACACTACAACCATCTATTGCACCGCACAAAGGACATTTATACTTGTGGAGTATCGGTCGGCCATCGATAAACTTTGGCTCTTTAGGCTTTTCAGGCTTTTCAGCTTGCCCCCAAAAGTTTTCACTCTCATCTAAAAACGTCATGACCAGAACTCATCGGGATCACCTAAGAAATCATTGTTTTCTTTTGGCTTTTCTACAGTATCAACCGCTATAACCTCTGCATTTTCAGGTGGTATTCTATCCCATCCACACATGTCAGCCATTGCAGCACCTATTTTTTCACAATCAAAGTAATGGTTTCCAACTCTTACATCTATAACAACCCACTTATAAATCTTTTGACCGAATTTATTTTCTTCTTCTTGCAAAACCTCCGAACATATTTGCCGTAAATAGTTTTCATCGTCTTTAGTTTCAATCGGTAATTCAAAGCATCCCTCGTTACCTTGTGGAATATCGTATCTATCTAATACGAATCTTTTATAATAATAATCGTTAATATTCCAAAGCTCAATACCATCTGCAATTTTTTGCCCATCCGCCCCCGACCTCTCCAATTTGTTCATCCAATACGGAGCACCTTTTGACTGACCTTTTATTGCTCGGCATCTTTCACCATACTTTTTATTAATTCTATTAACAAATTGGTAAACTTCAAAAGGTGACCATCCCGAATCAACACCTGTTAATAAAACTGGCATACCCAATTTAGCACCATCTTGTATAAAATTCCCAGTTATTACTTTTCGCTCTATTTCTGAATAGTCTGTTGTTTGCCCCCAGTCGATTAATCTTGACCGACCACCAAAACCCCAAGCTCTAATCGTATAAACTTGCCATCCTTTGTGTATATCAACTCCACCCGTTAAGAATTTAGCCCATGCAGGCACGATATATCTTTGAGCATCTTTTAATATTAGTCTATCTCTTATATCTTCCCACTTGAAACATTTAATATTTACAGAAAAAGCCAAAGCCCGCCAGGAGTTTTGGAAATTCTGTAAGGTTTTTTTACCCTCACCTTTTAAACATCTTGCAAACTCTCCAGCCATATCGCTAAAACTAACAACAGGACTTGCCAAACTTTCAAGATGAAAATGTATTCTAGTTTTAGATTTTTTAGGAGTGTAATAAACAGACCCTTTAAATTTATGAGGAATCTTAACACCATTCTCAGACCAGATACCCGCCCTTAACATTTTCATCTTTTGGCTATCTTTAATCTTAGCCTTACAACTTTGACATTCAAACCATGCTGTAGCTTCTGAAATCTCTCTATCGGTTTTCCCTTTACTATCCTTTTTCCATTTTACATTATCAAAATTAAACTCATGATAGTCTCCACAATTCGGACAAGGGCATCGATATATTAATTGTTGTGTTGCATTAATCTGTAACTTATTAATTCTACAAATACCCTCCACAGTTTTTGTACCCTCAAATACTAACTTGTGATTCCAAAACCCTTTGACACGTTCACGAACCAATTCTCCCGCATCGGCTTCGTCTGATTTGCTACGATTCCACTTTGAAAGCTCCGTACAAAATACATAACGGCAAGACTTTTGACCAAGTGAAGCGGGTGATCCACTCCATGCCATATAGACTATACAGTCTCCTAAATCGGGGCGCATCGAATTTCTTCTAGCTTCTGGAAGTAGTCTTTTTTCTAATTCTGGAATATTAGAAGCTACCGACATAATCCGTTGCTCCGAAACTTCTTGAGCCGTTGGACGATCAGGACATGCAAACATCATCGGACTTGGATCTGTACAAGCTATTTTGGAGGGTAGAAATTGTATTAGTGTTGACTTGCCAGTTTGTGTGGCCCAGTCTAAAGATATTTCTTTAACGTCTATGTCATCGAAAGCATCTAACACACCAGTTTGATATGGGAAATTATTCCTGTTGTAGAATCCAGAAAATGCAGATACCTTTTTGGGAAGTCTTATATTTTTTTCAAACCAGTCTACTGTTGACATAAATGGACAAGCCTTCCACTTGTTTGTGGTGGTTCTTAACACTCTGTCATCAAGGCATTTTTTAGGTGGTTGCCAACCAAAAGGTAAGACTGATTCTATCATAGATTATTTAAGTTTAGTTAATAATTTATCTATCTCTTTGGTATTTTTACAGCCATAATAACCTAATACTTCTCTTTGGTATTTTTACAACCCGAGAAGAAGTTTAGTTTCTTTTTTTGACGTACACTGTTTTTTCATTTATTCAACTTCCTCTATCTCGCCAGTATCGGCAAGAACATTTAGTATATCATTTATTTTTATTTCTGCCTCTATTAAGTAATCACGTCTTAATTTCTTAGGAACTAACATTCCCAACTCATTTGGAATACTCTTTATCATTTGTGAACAAGTGGAAATATTCCTTTCAATAGACCGAAGCATTAAATCTCTCATAACTAAGAGACCCTCTTCTTTTGCTACTTTCATTTCACTAAGCATAGCATCAGCTGACATCTTTCTAATCTTTTCCTTTTCAAACTCACCTGATTTATTCTCATTCATTAAATTTGTATACCAAGCAAAGAACTTCTGCATATTAACATTCTTATTTACATTAACTGGCATACCACGATCCACCCATTTATTAATTTTCTGAGAAGTAGTACCTAAGTATTTTGCCAAACTTGCCTTAGTCATATCTTCATGGTCGAATGTTGCAATAGAATATAATAACTCAAGGCTTATTCTTTTACGGTCTTGTAATCTTCTTAATATCTCAACTAGATAATCTTGCTCTCTATCTGATAAGTGCCGAATACTTTCTGAGATGCCCGTTTTCTTGCTTGCCATTGTTTTGTACCCTCTCCTCAAAGCTTCAAATTGTTTGTAAAAAACGCGATTATTGACAAACTAGAAC